ACCCATCGGCATTTCGACTTGAAGCTGCCGCGCTTCGTACTAGAAGTGAAATCGATTCCGTTATTATCTCCAAATAAATGGAGAAGCGGATCCGACTGGATTTCCTCTGTCAGGCAGTAGTCTGCAGAGGGATCCTTCCACTCTCTAGCTCCATCATCCGTCTCTTCACTGAGCGGACGTACGGAAGCACCATTGACTTCCAGATAGGATAGGGTCTCGAAAGATTCCCCATCATCCGGGAGTACACTGTGTACTTTTCGTACGCCTGTCTCAGCGATTTGACTGATGGCAGATGCCTCACTTTCGTGAGAGCTATCAGGCTGACTCCCATTTCGCAAAATTCCCTTTCGGGATTGAGCATCATGATTGTCAACCAGTCCAGATACTCCAAAATGGGGATCTCGATATTGGTCGGTATAAATACCAACTGTACCGGGTCTCCCTGAGGATCTCTGAACATTACGTAGCCCCCATAAATTGAGGCAGGCGAGTTCGTCGTCATTGATATCATCCTTCTTTTTAGTAGGTTGGTATACAAGCCTTTTCTGTTTCCAACACTGAAGATCTGCATTCCATCGCAGATCCGTTGTGAAAAGATAACTGAAAAAGGCTACCCCGGACCCAATAACGCGGGTTCGAGGTATGCGGCGTCTCACCACTTGAGTCACCATATCACGAATGCACTGAGCCACTCTCCACTGACCTCTCATATAAAAGAGATCAGAGGTAGCAGCCCAGGACATGACATGAGCAGGTGTCCAGTTGCGTGAATCGTCATGCGGAATCTGGCGAGCGTACACGGGATTAACCGGGTACCCTTTAAAGAAATCCGCACCGCAAGATTCCCGAAAGTTACCTTTCGAGAAGGACTTGCCGACGTTAACCTTGAGAGCATAGCTCTCAAGATAATCCACGACTACGTCCGTGTAATCAACGGGGATAATAATATCGTCCCCGTAGATATCGATCTTGTCGGAATAATACCGTATAGACCGAGAACATGGGCGCCTACCGTCAAGTTGGTGCATCGCACATTGAACAAGGGTGTAAAACACCATCGCCTCCACGGGGAAGCAAAGTGCTGACCCCATGGAAGCGTACTTGAACAAAACGATGTTCCTACCATCGGGTAGGGTGGCATGTAACGAACGCGCATCCTCAAGGTATTCGAGGAGGCCTGAGTTCTTAAAGATTCTCTGAACGAGATGCAAATGCACTCGATCAGAAGCGTCTTTCAGGTCCAGAGTACTGGTTCGTTTATCGATACTGCCACGGTGTGCGAGTCTCTGATTAAAGTCCTGCCGCGAAAAGCGAACAGAATTCTTTGTCAGGCTATGAGTTTCCAGCACTTTATACACGTAGTCTTTAACAGACTGCTGCATATATTGCACATGGGATGGCTCAATGGCAATGACTCGAGGCGCCGTCTGTGTCTTTGGTACAAACACGACTCTAACCGGGAGTTCATCCCGAATACGGAGAAATGTCGGTCCTTCGATACAGTCGATCTGATTCCCTATACCACTGACCCTAGCTGCGACCTCGTAATTGGGGTAACAGTGCAAGTCAGAGGGAAAAAGATACTCCGAGCGATGATGCCACTTACGGATTCGGTGTCGGCTATTGGCCAACAACTTATCTGCAGTGACACCAGGCCCATGATGACAGACAAGATCAGCACTATCGATTTCAGGAAAAACCTGAGACCAGATAAGAGCCGATATTTTGTCAAGGATAGAATCCTTTCTCTCTATTTGAGATGTCTGCATGCGGAGTTCACCTTCTACGTCGATAAAATGCTGCGCGGCCGCCTGTTCTTTTTCAGGCGTGCACGCAATCTTAGGTTTCTTAAAGAAACGGCAGATCTGTCTTATGTAGCTAACAGCCACAGGACAAGCATTATCGAGTAGTTCACCACACTTAGAGAACACTCTGTTGAAGAAACCCCCAAGAAATCGGGGGAGCCTTCCGTGCCTAGCAAAGGAGCTAGGACATGAGAACAGCCCACACTCCAGACCTCGTTCTAGAGAATCTGAGAGTACGGGGAGGGTAATCGTTAGAAACGAAAGCCCTTCGTGTTCACAACGGCGTCGCAGGGTAGCGACGTCGCGCTCTACGGACAAGTCTAGGTCCAATTCTGCTTGACGCAGAATGGCCTGGACGAGCATGGTCGGTCTTTTCACTATAACCTCCGTTTATACTGAGGAAATAGGACCGTCTAAGCTTAACTCCAGCAAGCTGGAACTATCTGAAAATGAGTATTACAACTCACCGCCAAGAATCTTGTTATAGTTCGTAGAACTAGCCCAAGTCTTCAAGGCGTCAATCAGATAGCCGATCTCAGCATCCGAATATCCCGACTTCGGTT